TTCCTGACCTGATACTCCTGTTGCGGAGCCAGATACGTTTGCAGGTATGCGAATTTTCTCAAGGTCAGAGTCTTTTAAATCTTCTAACCTTAACTTTTCTCGCGCCTCTGCTGCAGTCATAACACCGTTATTAACTAATGCGGTATAGTACTGAGCCTCTTCTTTAAGTTCAGGTCTTAGCGCTTCTACACCCTGGGTGATAACTTCCAAGTCGTATGAAAAGAAGCGCTCAAGGCCTGATACCAATTTACGTACTATAGGTACTATAGTATTTAAATAAAATAGTCTTAAATTAGGATTAATGTTTGCATTGTTACCTGCATCAAGTAATATTGGTGGGATACCTAGAGCCTTTAATATTCTGGTCTCATGTGCTCTCACTGCTTCTTCAAAATCTAATTCTTTAAATGTATTCTGGTTTAGAGAAGTTAACTCTAGACCTCCATCTAGTATAAGGGGGCGTCTGCCACCCGTATGTGGGTTATACTTCCTTTTCCAAGATTCTAATAGTCTCTCTTTAACTTTTGAGGATAGCGTGTTAGGACTTTTAATAATTAATCCTGGTACTGCGCCGTTACTAAAGAAGTTATCCTGGAAATCATGCATCTTCGCTAAGGTATCTAGTGACCTAGTTGCTGAAGAAAGTCTAGAGTCTCCTCTAAATATTGAATTAGAGGAGTTCTCCTTTATGTGTATAATCTCTTCAGGTTTAAAGGTCTGCTGCTCATACTTGTAGTGACTAATAAAAGTTTTCTTGTCAGATACGATCTCTACATTTTGAGCAGGTAGATGGTACATATGTGCACCATCAAAGTAAAGGAATATATTACCTTCAGTTATAAAATCCATGAATATACCACGTCTAAAAGCACTGATATCCTGGAAAGGATTTGGCTGATGGTTGAGTAACTGGTCTACTTTGTTCTTTCTAAGTAAAGACTGACCTGCAAAAGGTAATTTATCTCCAACATCAATATTAATTTGAGAAGCTGCGTCCACCATTAGGTTGATACCACGGTTGACTACTTCTACTTCTTTGTACGCTACAGTGTAACGTCTCCACGGTTTCGTGGTGGTAGCAGAACCCTCTGAGCTATGTATATCGGGTTGTGCTGGGTTTAGTTTTTCTTTAAATGTATCAAACAGTCCCATATTCTTTTTTCCTACGTTTTTCAACCCATCGCTTCTGCTTAAGGCCGGTTATTAGTTTAGGACGTTTACCATAGATACTGTGCAGCTTAAGGTGGTGTACATGACAGAGGGTTACCGTTTCGTCGTACACATTAGTGTGCTCTTCATTGATAAATCTATCACGGACCGCTATTATATCCTCCGCAGTATTAATGGTAATGCCTTTCTCTTTTAGCCATTTCTCTAGTGACTCTGTCATCCCGTAGAAGTGGTGGAAGTCTAATTGCTCCATTGAACCACATATCCTACACTCTGAATCTTTATTGTACGCGCTCTTAGCGCGATCACGGACATACTTTACTATGTCCCTCTTTAGTTCTGACATGTAATCACCTGTAAATTAATAGGTAAAGTTAGTACATCTCTAGTTTTTATAAAGCCATTATACCGACTTTGACCAGAAATGTCAAGACATATTTTTCCCACCTCCATGCTAAACAGTAACGTATGCAGCTACGAAGGTATATAGCGAGTACCTTAAGGAGTCAGCCATATGTGACGCCATATTATGTACAGGCTTTTCTTTTAACAAGTTAAGATTAGGATCCCATTGATACTGGTCTAGTGAGGCTAGTGTTTTTCTACACTTAGGATCTACTATCAATTGGTGGTTGTCTACAATAGTAGCTACCGCGGCGATGCCCGATAATACATCTTTTGTAGCGTTGACCGTAGAGATATCGTAATCTTGAGCCAGGTCCCACCGCATTTGCTGCGCTGCGGAATCAATGTATATGATCTCGATGTCGTACTTATCTATCATTTTCTGGATTACTAAGGCATGTTGCTCAGTGGTTTTCTCCGCTTCCATGTATTCATCTATAAGATAGTATAGCTCCGTGTCCCAATCGTAAGCTAGTACACAAAAGGCCGTAGGGTCTCGGTAACCCACGTCGAGCCCTGCAAAGACATCCATCTTAGAAATATCTAACTCGCTTAGGTCCTCTACGCAAGTCTCGTAGTCGAAGTCCCATATCTGTCCTTCAAACTGGTTAAAGTCCGCAAGGTACTCCTGAGAAAATTCAGCCTTAGACATGCCTCGTTTAGCTTCTGCAATGTCCTTCTCACTTACCCTTGGATTTTCATGATAGGTAGCATGTATACTAGCCCAATCAGGGAACTGATCATCAAAACCTCTTTGGTAAAATTGAGCAAACCAGTTGTTACGACCACGAGGTGTGGATATAAAAATAGCTTTGGAAGTTGGCTTATCTAGGGTAGGTCTAAGAGCGACATTAAATGCCTGCAACCCGTCTGATAATGCGGCCTCATCGAAGATAATCAAATCATACGAACGACCAACCACGGAATCTACTTGGTTCACAGAACCCATACGAATAGTAGAGCCGTTGGAAAGTTCAATAATCTTGTCCTTCGCATTGTCTCGAGTTACTTCAAGATCAAAATGCTTTATTAAACCACGTTGTAGATCAAATGAAATTTGAGACAAAGAGTAGTTAGGACTCATGATTAGAATATTGGTACCGGGGACTAATGCTGAAAGCTGCCCGATAATGTTGGATATGTACGTTTTTCCCTGTCGACGAGAAAGTGCTGCAACAACAAACCGATAGTCTGGGTTGTTTACTGCGTTTAATAGAGCTATCTGAGACCTAATGGGCTTAATACCTAGTAGGTCCATATAACTGGATATAGGTAATTTAATAAACCTTTTATCCTTTTCAAATTCTTGTATTACATCTGTAAGTATATCATCTCTGCTGACTTCTAACACATTTACTTCCTTATGAGTGTTCCTTTGCTTTAATGTAGTCTTTTACTATACCAGAGCGTACTATGTCGTCGCTGGTAAAGTAGTTAAAATCAAAGTGTTGTGGTAATATTCTTAGGACACGTAAAAAATTGTCTATGTCCTTCTCGGTATTTCTTGTAAAGTCTGTCTGACAGGTATCTCCACAGAATATAATCTTAGACCCCTTCCCTAACCTGGTCATTATAGAGTCTGCTTCGTGTGCTGTCATGTTCTGGAATTCATCTACTATAATAATAGTTTCATCTAGAGTTATTCCCCTGACGTAGGAGGTTAGCATGAAGTCAATTATATGACTCTTCCTCATCAAACCGTACGCGTCCCCTCTGCCAAATAATTCATTACAGATACCTATGTAGGGTAGCTCGTATATAGCCTGCTTCTCCTCTAAGGTACCTGGGAGGTGTCCGATATCTCGAGTGGCAACTGCGGACCGTACTATTACAATCCTTCTATAGTTATTCTTACTGTTCAGTATTTCCTCAAAAGCCTTATACATAGCTATGTATGTTTTACCTGTGCCAGCGCTCCCCGAGAGCACTTGAGACTTACCTGTTTGGTAATTTTGAAAGGTAGAAATCTGCGCATCTGATAGAGGTTTTACCTCGTGTAGTTCTAAATGCTGCTTTTGAATTAAATTCTTTGCTGACTGGATTTTGCTTTTTGACATATATTATCGTTTCATTGCAGCAGAACCAAAATAGAAACCTATGATGTTCATGATTGCAACAGGTAGCCACTCTGGAGTAACAAAACCCTGTAGGGATATGTATTCCGTAACAGTTGTAGTAGTATCAATAAATAGGAATTTAAATCCTTCTGTAACTTCAATAGGTACATTAGTTTGCAAACCCATAATTGGTGCCATAAACACAATTCCGATCCCTGCTAATAAACTGAACACAACAATAAATCTTCGTATCCAAGCTGCATTAGGGTTCTGCATCTGTCTTGCATTATTAACCCCCGCCTCTATCTGTGTATTCTTCTGTAGCAGCATTTTATGTGCTTCAGCCTTGTCTGCCTGCGCCTGCCCCCACATTTTCATCATACCACCCATGGCGGTTGACCCTAACATACTAAGTGCTTCTACTGGTAGTCCTAACATATTTTCTCCTTATTTCTTACAGTTACATTTCTTAGGTGTATCTAATAACTTATCAGCCACCTTGTATACTACTGATTTTAGCCCAAATATAACTAGTACTAGTATCCCTACTATTGTAGTGTACCATTCAGGGGCTTTTCCTAGGTTTTCCCAGGACTGTGTTAGCGTCACATCACTAAAGATAGGTGCTAAAAAGTTTATGACGATAGGGAAGGAGAAGACTAATACAATTAACTCATCCTTCCAACTATTGTCCATACTCTCTTCTGATATTTTGTGGTCTAACTCTTTTTCTTCCATACTCATTCTCTATTCCTTGTGATTATACACAGTACATAAATGGGGCCCAGTTGCAGGTTGCCATTAATAGTTCACCATTTATATATGGCATTAACGCAGCGACTTCCACGTTAAAAAACTATTAAAGGTACTGCAACGAATAATATTACAAGTCCTACTAGTACAGCTACTAGATACACGCACGCTTTGCACTTAGCCCATGTCCAAGACTCGAACTTCTCTAGTGTAGCTATCCAATTTATTAAGTTACCCATATTAATTTGCAAGAGGATTGTCTAATGCTCGTTGTACCTTAGCATTAAGACGTTCCTCCAATTCCTTTATATCCGCTTTATTAGATGTTCTTAACTGGTCACGCTTAGTTTCAAACCTTGTTTCAGCATCATCAATTAAAGTTCTTACCTTATCCTCTAACTTATTAACATCATCTTCGACTCTATCAGCGACCTTTTCAATACGATTAATATCATCTCTTAAACCATTCTTAATATCTCTTGTATAGTCTAAGGTTGCTTCAATCTTAGTATCCATAACATCCATTTGTTGTTGATACGCATCTAAGTCTAAGTTAGTTAAACTTTCAATCTTTTGATAGGTCGTAAACCCACCATATAGTGTGCCAAGTACAGCAGATAATGCAGCGAATGCCATCCCTAATTGAGTGGGGGTGAGGGAATAACCTAAAATACTAAAATTAGTATTGGCTAACTTCTCCTTCATATCTCCTACCTTACCTAAGTCCTTACCTAAATCAGCCATATTAATTCTCGAATTGATTTTCTAATTGTAATCTTCTTAAAGCCACAAGTTCTTCTTCTAACTTCATAACTTCTAACCGTTTCTTAGTAAGTTCTAATTGATAGAATGTGTTACAGTTAATGCGTTCTTTCGGAGCATTAAGAGGAAC